CCCCGGACAGTGGCCGACACCAAAAGCGGCGACACCGTCATCAACGAGGAAGCCGGGAACCGGGGGGAAAGAATTGGCGGAGGAAGCGAAGAAGAATTGGCCGACCCCCCGGGCCTCCGGTCAAAACGATTCAGCGAGGAAACTGAACAAGTCGGGGAAGCGTCACGCCGGGGACGATCTGACAACGGCAGCGAAGAACTGGGCAACGCCGGAGGCACAGAACCAGACAGGATACCAGACAAGCCACGGCCAGACGTTTCCGAGGTTGGGCAGTCAGGTGCAGACGTGGGGAACGCCGCAGGCCAGCGACCATGTGGAGGGAGTGAGGACAGCAACTCACAGCAACCAGAAGTGCCTGGGGCGCGACCTGAACGATTTGAAGGCAAGCGGCAAGCTGAACCACAACTGGGTCGAGCAACTGATGGGTGTACCAGTCGGGTGGACGCAACTGCCTACCGAGTGGACAGACTTCGACTCCTCGGAAACGGAGTTGTCCCGGCAACCGCAGCAAAAGCATGGACAGTCCTGAGCGGCAGATTTGAATGAACAGCAGAAGCAAAGGCGCGAGAGGTGAACGTATGTGGCGGGATCAATTGAGAGAAGCGGGGTTTGACGCAATCAGAGGCTGCCAGAACGCGGGGCGTGATGCGGGAGGTGGCGAGGCACCGGACATCATCTGTCCCGACCTGCCGAAACTTCATCATGAGGTGAAGTTTGTTGAGCGGTTGAACGTGCAGGACGCGATGAACCAGGCGGTGCGCGATGCCAGGCCGGGGCAGATACCGATTGTCGCCCACAAACGGTCAAGCTGCGACTGGTTGGTGACCGTCCGCGCCAGTGATTGGTTCAGGATTTTACGGGAGACAGATTTGGTAGTTGGGACATGATGAATTCCTCATATGAACCCCAACTGTCTGGCCGGGTGGCTGGATGCACCAGTCCGGTGGAGTGTTTGATAGGCTTTCCTCCACCGGGCGAAATTTGAGCGGATTAACCGCGCAAAAGAAAGATAAAATGATAATACAAGAATCAAGCAGTGGCGGGGGAGAGTTACCCCCGAAGAAGCCGCAGAGCGCGGTGTGTGTGGGCGTGATTGATGTGGGTGAAGCCTACGGAATCCCGCCAGGCCCGGACGGTCGCCGGTTGGTTCCATCGACCAATCCAAACTTCCCCGACTCCAAACAGAAGGTCAGGTTTGTGTTCGAGTCGGAGGAGAAGATGGAGGACGGTCGAGCGTTCCAGTTGAGCCGTCAGTTCAATGTCTCAATGAGCGACAAAGGCTATCTCCTGCCGTTTTTAAGCGGGTGGGGCATCAAGTTGGTCAAGACCGAAGCCGGGATCGACCTGGAGGCTTCCTGCGTGGGGAAGGTGGCAATGGTGAACGTGACCCATGACCCGGATCGGAGTGACCCGGAACGCATCTGGGCGAACATCTCCACCGCCATGCCGAGCGACACACCGGTCGAGCCAAGCGGCGAGTTCAACAAGAGCGAGTACATGAAGAAAACCGGCGAGAAGTACGCCGAGCGTCAGTCCGGTGGGAGTCCGTACTAGGAAGAAAGATTATGCCTAAAAAGAAAGAAAAAGAACTGCCGCCATGCACCGTTTGTTCTGCGCCGATGGATAAGAGTCATTTCAAGCGCGGATACAATGTTTGCGTATGGTGCGAACTGAACCACGGGCCATTTCGCCAGAAGAAAGCCATATGATTATTGCGGAACCCAAACGCATCGCCTCCAACGGTCAGCACTGGTACACGCTGGCCGGGGAGGCTTGCCACATTCAACCGGGCGGCAAGCCAACCACGCTTCGTGAGGCGCGGAAACAGAACCTGGTGCCAAGCGTGAGTGGGGTTCTGGGCATGATCGAGAAGCCGCACCTAACCAAATGGAAGTGCGACAGGATGGTGAGGAAATGTCTGGAGAACGAACATATCGACGGTGAACCAGGCCAGGATTACATCGACCGCATCCACGGTTACGCGAAGATCGACCAGCAGAAGATCCTGGACTTCGGCAATCGCGTACACAAAGCCATCGAGGAGTTCAACCTGGGAAGGTTCGACGAGTCGAAAGACCCAGAAATCTGGCCTTGGTTGGAGACCTACGTCCGCTGGACGCATGAGCGCATCATCCGGGTGGTGGCTGTCGAGAAGACGGTTGTGAGCAACCGATGGGGTTTCGGAGGAACGATTGACCTGATAGCCGAGGTGCGAGGCATCAAAGGATTGGTGGTCGTTGATTATAAGACCCAGGATTACACAGGAGGAAAGCCCGCTTTCCACAAAGAATACTCCTATCAGTTGGCCGCTTATCGAAAGACGATGAGACCGAATCCCCGCTGTATAAGCCTGGTGATCAACCGGAGTGAACCCAGGCCGATAGCCGAGAAGGTGTGGGTGCCGAAGGAACTTCAGCGTGGATGGAGAGTGTTCAAGGCCGCGAATAAATTGTGGCAGGAAACTAAAAAGTATGTGCCTCAGAGAGAAAGCGATCAGTGAGATGGAAGCGAGAGCAATGGGCGCAGTGCCGTTCAGTCACCCGTGTCGCCTGGATTCGGAAGTGTGGATACTGGAGAACATGATCAAAGACTTTAACCGCGCCGGCTGGGGGTATGTGATTGTTGATGTGATTTACAAGTCACACTCAACATCAAAATATACCGGAGAAACGAAGAACTGGGAGAAACCAGCACTCGAACTATGGAAGCTAAACTAACCTGGCCTGACGATCCACCGACAACAACCCGGCGCATGAGATTCCTGGCCGAAGCTGCCGTTGAGTTCTTTGATGTTCAATTCGATGACCTCAAAAGCCGCAAACGAACCAATGAACTGGTCTGGCCACGATCAATCTGCATGTGGATTGCGAGAGACGCGGGCTACAGCAGCCCGGCCATCGCCAAATGGTGGGGCAAAGACCATTCAACCATCCTGTACGCCGCCAAACTAGTGGATGACCTGCGAAAGAAACCAAGCTATGACAAGCAATTCAGACAATTTGTATTATTTACCAAAAACTATATCCGACGAGTAGAAAAAAAATAAAACTCCCGTCAGTAATCGCTGAGGATAAACAATTTAGATGAGTTTGGTTCGTAACTATATAATATACGGTAATACGGTAGTACGATATACCGTAAGAGTTAATTACTTAAATATATTAACTCCTACGCTTATCGGTATACCGATAACCGTATTACCGGGGGTACGTCCATCGTGAAGGTTTTAACATCACAGGAAGGATTCGCATACAAGCAACAACTGAAGGTGATCAGAGAACAGATCAACGACCTGGTGGAACGCGGAGTGTATACGGTTTCAGGTAACACCATCCGATCCAACGACCGTGAGGAATATCGGAACCTGATTGCAATGGAACATCACGTTCGACAACTGGCAGCCGGCATAGAGAAACCACGAGCCTATGAGAAACCTAAACACTCAGAAATTCCCCCCCAACGAGGATTGACCGATGAGGAGTGGGAAGAGCTTGCAAAAAACGCTTCTGAGGCGTTTAAAGAGTTCCGGGGGTGTGCAGACACCCGAGAGAAAGAAAAATCGAGTGAGGATGCCGTGGAGGCTCAGGAAACGCATGTTGGGGGGAAAGGTTAGATGGATGATAGGTTCTATACGCCAGGTTGGATGTCGCCCCGCCGATCAATCGCCTTTCCCGAGACGCGCAACACCGCGCCTGGAACGGTTACGAATGGGAAATAGTATGAAGAATTTAACCAACCGACCTGTACGCCAAGCCCGCTATCTGCCGGGCGGCAATAGGCAAGTTCTCAATAAATATTCACAACTTCAACGTGCGGGTCGGTTGGCTACAATTTGGGGTTATGTTAACCACAAAAAACAAATAAAATGAAAACATTCGACGTTAAAATTACCGGAACAACCGCTTTAATGCAACATCGATTCGATGAAAAAGCGGAATCTGATAGCACCAAGTCAACACGAACCGTGGTTCGTAAAAAAGAAACTCCCCGAAAGGCGGCTGAACGGGTCTGCTACCAGGATAAAGCCGGGAAGTTCTACATGCCAAGCGCATGCCTGACCCGGATGATCTCTGAAGCCGGGTCAAACCATAAACTGACCGGTTCACGCAAGTCCGCCAAATATGCAGTGTACGCTGCCGTCCTTATCCCAGCCGATACCGTCACCATCCTGAACGGCGATGGTTTAACTCCCGCAAAGGATTTTGAAGTCGATTCCCGACCCGTTGTCATCCCGTCAACCAAAGGCCGAATCATGCGTCACCGTCCACGATTCGATGAGTGGTCGATTCAGTTTAATGTTCGCATAAACGAATCTGTTCTTCCTCCCGATTTTGTTCACCAACTCCTGGCCGAAGGAGGTCAACAAGTCGGGATAGGCGACTTCCGGCCACAATGCCGTGGGCCGTTCGGCACGTTCAATGTCGTTCACTGGGAGGAACTGGAAAAATGATTTTCATGGCTAGGTTAGGTCTGGAAGTGTGGGGTAGTGCAAGGCTGGGCTAGGTTGGGCGTGGAGTGGTCCGGCGGGGTACGGCAGGCATTGGCACGGCAAGGTCGGGCGGGGTTGCGACCGGTTAGGTTAGGTAAGGACTGGTTAGGCGAGGCAATGCGAGGCAGAGAGTCGCGTGGATTGGCAAGTTTTGGCGGGGTCAGGATTGGTCGGGCGAGGTTGGGCGGGGATCGGTTTGGCGTGGTAAGGACAAGGCGTGGATCGGCATGGTCGGGTGCTGCGAGGTGCGGCATGGTCTGGCGAGGTTAGGCAAGGTTACTTAATTAAAATTATGAGTGGTATAACAACAAGCGAAACATTGGCAGGCGAGCAACCGAAGGACGACAACCTCGGTGGCCGGGTAGACGAACTCACCGCTGAGGTGGGCGAACTGAGGAAAGAAGTTGTGCGGCTGCGATGCCGCATTGACGATAAGTTCGGTGAACTCGAAAAGAAGATCGATGGCAGGCAAACGTAAAACCACCGCAAAGAAGAAAGCCGTTCCCATCGTCAAGAACACCATCTCCGCCGAGGAGAAGGCGTCGAGGCTGGAGGTGCTGCGGAATGCGCCTATCGCCATGCCGAAGTCCGTGATGGAGGCGAGACGTAAGCAAGCGAGCAAACTCGGTACCGGCGAGATTACCGGGAGACCGACCGGTTATATTCCCGAAACGATTGAAGCAATGCTGAAGAACGTCAGGTGCGGACTGCCGGTTCAACGTGCTGCCGTTATGGCGGGAGTGGGAAAAAGTACGTTATATCGTTGGGCGGAACAGTACTCTGACTTTCGAGATGCAATCGAACAAGCAGAGTCGGAGTACCAAGCTTTCGCATTGGGAACGGTCAACGATGGTATCGCTAATGGTGACGGTCACCTGGCCATGAAGCTTCTCGGTGCGCGGTTCAGCGATGAGTATGCAACCTCGAAGAAGGTCGATGTTCGATCCACGCATATTCGCTCCTCGATCAGCGCGGACCAGCTTTCCGGGTTGCAGTCTGCCAGGCTTGGATCGGATATAGTATCCGCCGCGAATGCGATTGAAACGGAGCAAGTAGCAGCATTACCGGAAAAAGTCACCCAAGCGTCACCCGAGAACGACGATTCTGCTGAGAATGACCCGGGGGAACCCCCAACGACCCGGGGCCAGGAGCCCAACACCCCACCCCGTCTAAAACAATCGCACACGCGGAATTCCGACACCTCGACGGACACCTCGTCGGACACTCGTCCAGACACCATCGACGGTGCGAATGATGCGACTGACGGCACTGCGATGGGTGGGGGTGACGAAGTGTCGGACACCTCGACGGACGCCTCGACGGACGCGACATCGGACTGATGCTTCCCCACGAATTCCAGTTACCGTCCAGGCTACCGTGCGCCAGGTGCGTTGAGTTGGAGGAGCGTATAGCCGAGTTGGAGGAGTTGTTGTTATTGGCGAGGAGCGAGGTGACGGACATGGAGGCGCGGGTGGTGAGTGAGGAGGCGATGCATCGGTTGGAGGTTGAGCGATTGACGCGGGGCGACGATTGAGCGGGGTACACACATACGGGTTGTTCGTCATGGCGAAAGGCCGGTGGCATTCGCTTCGGGCGGTGTGTCGGCCTGGCGGCATGAAGATGTGGTTACACACGAACCATGAGGTGGACGAGGACGAGGTGGACAATTGGCGGGTGTGGGTGATGGACGATTACGAGGAGCGAACGGGTTTGGAGATCATCGAGGAGTGACGGTATTTGTGAGATGCGAGAACGATGGACGTTGGCGGTTATGGGTACGATCGGCGGCGGGAGAGTCGCCTGCCGGGGTGCGGTTGAATCGGGGCGGGTTATTTCCGTATGAGACGCTTTACGACCACCAGGATCACGCTGAAGCGACTTTTCAGGCGGGCCGGTTGCAGGAGTACATCGAGGATCGGGAACGTGTCCTGATGGCGAACAGGAAGCGGAAGAACAGATGGAACTGAAGATGACACCGGCGGAGTATTACGACGAGTTCTCCGAGTTATGGGGGCGGGAATATGGGCCGTTGATGCAGACATCTTTGTTTGCGAAGAAACCGAAAGACTTCGCCCGGGTGATGATGGGGCGCGGGATGATATTGCCGGGTCACGGTGTGTTGGATGTGGGGTGTGGTTTGGGTGGTGTGATGAGTGGGTTGATAGAGAACGGTGTGAAGGATGTGACGGGTGTGACGATTAGCAGACGCCAGGTCGAGTTGGCGGAGTTGAAGCTGGAGTGGGCGGATTTCATGGAGTGGGATGATGCGGGGAGACGTTTTGATCGGGTGATCTTTTGTGAGAGTTTCGGGTACTTCGAGGAACCGTTGAGGTTGATTGAGAAGTGTGTCGGGTTGTTGAAGGACGGCGGGATGATCTATGTGAAGGATTTGTGTGCGGTGAACGATCCTGACTTGTTGCAGCAGACCGGGTTGAGCGAGATGGGCAGCTTATGGGGGGGTTACAAGACGTACAGTGTGGCGGAGATGGCTTGGATGTGGGG